GCAATTTGCATTGCGAAAATAACACTATCTTTTGTAAAGATAGATGCTGTCTCATCGCCAGTACCACCATCGTCATCCCAATCAACGGAATAAAAAGCGTCCATTCCCATAATTGCCCCCTGACTACCTGATGCATGAGCAGATTCTCTACCAGCTTTGTTAGCCAATGAAAATTCCTCTAGGGCAAATAGTGAGTTGTATGCCTCAGGTGATGCGTAAAGATATGTATCTGAAGTATAGTCCACTCCGATATCCATTAATTTCTGCGTACCAGAACGAATCAAAGCAGATGTAAATACATTATCAGACGCTAGAGTTACATCGTTAGCGGTTGCAGATTGAATAATATCAACAGCAAGATAGTTTTCAACTTTCTTTGCCAATGCATAGCCCATAGACTTTGCGTACATATTAAACATATCAGCACTTTCCTGTACCTTGACAATATCATCAATGCGCTTGGCATTGTAGAAATGTTGGTCAACAGATAAGTCTGTTTTTGCATCTGTGTTAGCGGAATATGTAACTGCTGTCCCTGCACTCTTTGATGTGGCAGATTCTTCATCAACCCGTGGAATGTGAAGTGTATCACCACCACTAGAAAGCATAGACGATAGGTCAGTTTCTTTGTTTTTTAGCGAAAATTTACGTTCCGCATAATCTAGAATTGCGTCAGCCCATAGTTCAGGAATAAAATTTGCTCCTGTGGTGACGGTTACGTTAGCCATTTAATGACTCCTTTACTTGTATGAATCCAGAATACTTTGCCAATTACTACGCTTAGATTTAATATCCATCTCTTTCCATTCATCTCTTTTGATTTTCGGAGTTACTGCCCCAATATCATTCGGGAGATTGGTTTTAACAGATAATTCTTCAACAACATTCAGCAAATCGGCTGTATTGAGATTCTTGAATTTTTCCTGTTTAGACTCAGAAAGTTTTCCTAGGGCTTCTTCTCGAATTTTACCATCCAAAGTATCATACTTCTCCTTGAAAGGTTTGTACGATTCAACTTCTTTTGCGAGTTCGGCATTTAACTCTTGCCACTTCTCTTGTTTTTCGAGTTCTACCTTTTGGGCATCCTTCTCTTTAAGTTCATAAGATTCAATTTTTTCACGAAGTGTATTTCTTTCGGTAATAACTTCATTGAGCCTTGAACGTGGTATATCATTTGATTCGGGTTTTGTCCCTTCTTCCGTTTTTACGTCTGTATCGACTGCTTTTTCTTCTGACATTTTTAACCTCTTATGTGAGTTGGTTTTTTGCAAAGATATTTTCCTTGCATTAATAGTACCTATAATGTAAGTTAATATACATTCTAATGCAAGAAAAAAATTACGAATTTAAAAGAAAGTGGTTTCAGTATCTTGGTTACACCCCACATCGTGGTCAACTTGCGTTGCATTTCCCAAAAAAGACGACTGCCAGATTCCATGTTTTTGTATGTGGGAGGAGATTTGGTAAAACTTGGGCATCAGCTATGGAAGCAACCTATGTAGCATCACAGCCAAATAAAAGAATATGGGTTGTGGGGATGTCATATAAAAAAGCTAGATTAATTTTTAGGGAGATATGGCAAAGAATGGTAGTTGGTCACCCTGAAGATGTAGTGAGGTCATCAGAGAAGGATATGTATATTAAATTCAAATGGGGAACAACTGTTGAGGGAATGTCGGCTGATAACCCATCAAGTTTAGTGGGCGAGGGGCTTGACCTACTTGTAATCGATGAAGTTGCCAAAATGAATAAAAAGATTTGGGATATGTACTTATCCCCAACTGTAGCTGGAAGAAAGGGGGAAGTTATCTTTATCACAACCCCTGAAGGTAGGAATTGGATTTACGACCTATACAAACTTGGGGATGTAGATGACATATGGCACAATTATTCGTCACCATCTTGGCTGAATGAGCATGAGTTCCCATTAGGTATGGAAGACCCAGCTCTTATTGAAAGAAGACGGAATATGTCGAGTGCTTTATTTGGTCAGGAATTCGGGGCTGAGTTTTCTGTATTTGAGGGCAAGGTATGGGATTTCAATCGTGAACTCGACACGGGGAGCTTCCCATACAACCCCAATCTCCCCACCTATTGTTCAATAGATTTTGGTTTTAGGATGCCAGCCGTTTTATTCATCCAAACGGAATTAATAGATGGACAAGAACATATTCGTATTTTTGACTCCATCCTACATAAAAAAGACATTAAGACTGAAGATTTAATTAAGATGATAAAAACCAAGGGATACCCTGTCATTTCTTATTATGGCGACCCGGCTGGTTCAAATGTTCAGGGGCAGAGTGGGGCTGGTGATATGGAAATCTTTAGACGTAGCGGAATTCGGGTCATGGCTACACGAGACAGGGAAAGTAGAAATATTGTTTCAAGTGTTGCATATGCTAGGGGGTTTTTTGCAAGTGCCGATGATACAAGAAGAATTCATGTGGATTCTAAGTGCTTGGATGTCATACAAGACTTTGAAGAATACAGATACCCAGAAAGCGAATCGGGAAAGCCAATTAAAGAGGAACCCATTAAAGATGGGTATCATGACCACGGGAATGATGCCTTTAGGTATTTCATAACAAATAGATTCCCTATGAAGAATAGGGAAATGAAAAGGATACAAAGATGATAGATAGTATTATTAAGAATAAATTAACAGAAACAAAGTTAATTACAGCACAAAATCGTAGGAAGGAAATAAGAAAATACTTGGATTACTATTCAGGGACATCAACAGACCAATATATTAAAAACTTCTTTCAGGGAGACGCTTTTTCTGAAATCCCCCCTTCACTAACTAACTTTACGAGAAAATTTATCAATAAAATTAGTCGTATCTACACACTAGGGGCAAAAAGGACAACTGGCTCTATGACTGATGTCTATAATTCCCTTATTCCCACTAAAGATGTTCGCATGAAACACTCCGAAAGAATGACACGGCTCGTTGGGACTATTGCGAATCGTATTTACTGGGAAAATGATAAATTTGAATACCGACCAATCTATTACTTTGAATCGTATTTTGGTGATAACCCATTTAAGCCAGAAGCAATCATCTACCCACTTCTAAACCAAACTGCTGACCTATCAAATACATTAGGACTACAATGGGCTTATTGGGACGCATCCACCTATGCAATATTGGATGATAGCGGTAAAGTATTGAAGGAAGTAGAGAACCCACTTGGTATTCTGCCATTCGTTTTCACCCACAGGGAAGACCAGATTGATTCTTTCTTTGTAGAAGGGGCTGGTGACATCATTAATTGTAATGAACAAGTCAATATCGGTCTAACGGAAATGAATCTTGGGTTGAGGTTTAATATGTTCGGTCAACCTTGGGTCAAAGGTCTACGGGCAGACCAAGAAATGATGAGAGCTGGTTCCAACACTATACTAGATATGGGGGAAGATGGTCAATACAACGTCACAAGTCCATCCGGGAATATAGCAGAAGCTATTAACAATATTAAATTTCAAATTGAATTAGTGGCATCCAACAATCATCTATGGATTCAATGGGCTGAGTCTGGGGGTGAAGTTCCATCTGGTATTTCACTTATGATAAAAGACCTAGAACGCAAAGAAGATTATTTTGATGACATTGCCATGTGGAGATTGTATGAAAGAGATTTTTATGAAGTGGAAAAAGCAATTGCGAATTACAATGGCATTTCTCTGTCTGAAGATTTTGGTGTGGATTTTGAAGAAGTCGAATACCCAACAACAGTCCAAGACCAAATACTAAAAGACCAATTTGACCTAGAACAAAATCTTATTACCCGTGCTAAAATGATGGTAAGGGACAATAAGGATTTAACTATTGACCAAGCACAAGGAATTATCGATGCCAACAGACAAACAAACGAAAGTGAATCAAGCCAATCAATCTTTGCTCAATTCCGTGAGGAAGCTGGACAAAATCAATGATATTGATATTAAATTACAGGGTACAATCGAAGAAATCATAGAAGACCCTGTTAAGTGGGCTGAATCCCAGATTGAGAAATTTGTCCTTGCCCATCAAAAAGAATATCTAGAAGCCAAGCAACTAGGAAAGGAAATGTGGGATGAAATTAGAGATTAAGGCTAATTTTGATTTTGGAAAGATGGCAAATAAGCTACCAAAGGTAATAGATAAGTTTTTAAACGAGTCATATGCTGATGTAGTCGCAAAGGACTCCAAGAAGTTTATAGAAAGCGGAAAAGTTAAACCAGCTCTTAAAGATTCTACCATAGAACTGCGTAAAACCAAACCACCTTATCCCGGTGGGAAAAAACCACTTTATGCAACTGGAGCATTGGCTAAAAGCCTGTCTAAAACAAAGAAAGGGTTGATGATGAAGAGTTACGGGACTCTACACCACGAAGGATATACCACTAGTGATAACAGTTGGATTAAAAATAAAGTAGTAAAACCTAGACCATTCCTACAAGTGAATAACTTGTCAAAAATCACTTCAAAGTTTTACGATGCCCTAAAAGTGGCTCGTAAAAAATAATTAACTTGTATTAAACGTAAGGTAAGGGTAAATTATGCCTAATGAAAAGGGGAAATTAGATGACAAAGACAGAGACATACTACTTTGGGTTACTGCTGGACTGTCTTACGATGCTCGAATCTTCGCAGAGCGACTTGGACAAGAAATTAGAAGGCTTAATGGAAGTGGCATTAGCGAACAATCAATTATTAGGTCTCTTCATGAAGACCTTGGGGGCAACGGGAGAATCTTCGGGGAACTTAAAAACTCCATTAAACGAGGACTTATTGGAGGAATTAATCAAGCATTCCGCAGAACAGGAAAAATGGGGGAAAAGCTGAGATGGATTGCTGTGTCCAGTAACCTATGCTCCGATTGTGCAAGTAGAGCTGGTGAAGTGGACACTTGGGACGGCTGGATTGCTAGGGGGATGCCCGGTTCTGGATGGAGTATCTGTAAAGAGTTCTGCTACTGCCAATTAGTCCCTGACAGTATGAGTGTGGATGATAAACTTAAATTATGAGAAAATTCAAGACCCTAAAATGGGTTTGTCGCTCATGTGGTTGGACTTGGGAAGTTCTTTCCGTCATTATGGGTGATAAAATTCCCCGTGAACGATGCCTATCATGTGAATCATACGATACAGCTACTGTTATCCAAGCCCCTTCCGTAAAATTCAATGGTACTGGTTTCCATGATACAGATTATTCATAATGCCAGTTTTTTTGATTCTATTATTAAGATTATCTATATATCTATACGTTAGTATAGATGGATACAATATATTTAACATGGCTTTCGAGTTCTTCAGGGGAGAAAATGGCATAATTAGCCCATACCCCACCCTAAATTCTTGTATAGGGGGGTAAAATGGGTATACCGAAAAATTTGCATACCCCTAGCGAAAATCAAGACTTGTCTAAGTACTTACATGAGTGCATGGCAACGCAAGGTAAGGTTAACACTACATTTCATTTAATTCATGTCCCATCAGAAGATGAATTGGCATTCTGGATACAGCAATTTAAGGTGAGGAAGTCCGTGGGTCACTCAGAATGGTCTGATAGGTATCAAATGAATATATGGGTCTCAGACTACTGACTCTAACTCTTCTAGTTTTTCTTTCCACTTTAATCTAGTCAATGGGGACTGTCTACCCCTAGCAAGTAGCGGTAATCCTACTTTCTTAGCTCTTTCTCGTAATTTTCTGGCTTCTGTACGCTTTTTAGCCGTTTTTTCTATCTGTTTAGCCGAGATTTTCTTCTCAATCTTCTGATAGGTCTCTTCAAACACTCCCTCCACTACTGGTTTCTTCGGAAATACTTCAAATTCTGCTGTAGCATCTTCAAATTCCACATCTAATGGTAATTCTTTACTATTAGAACTCAAAAACGCTTCAAATGGCGATTTCGTGTTGGCGACTTCCACCCTTTTGATTAATTTCCCAGAATGTTCCAATATTAACCGCCCAGCTTGGACATTTCCAGCTTCAGCTTCCTTTATCATTGCACTTAATACAGATGGCAGTCTCCCACCAAACGTAATCATGTATTTTTGATATAAAATTTCTACAAACTCAGGGTCTTTATTCCATCTATGCATTGTTATCCGAGAGACCCCAATTTCATCACTAATATCCTTATGTGACCGCCCCGGTTCATCTACCAATAATTCTATTGCCTTCATCTTGGCACTTGACCACTTCTCAGGTAAGTTCATCGTGTTTTTTCCCAATTATTACTTTAATTTATGACTTTAATCACTATGATACAAGTAAATTTAAAGTTTATCTTTAAAAACCTTTGTAAAAGGTTTCCCAAAACGCACCTGAATCCAATAAAGGCACTTCTCCTACTATACAAACATAAGCGACTTTCTTTTGGCTTTTTTTTCAAAATAGGGACTCGACTTTCTTGTATTTTATTTTGAGAGTTAGACGGGTAGCCCCAATAAAAAAATAATTTCATCCGCCCCTACCCCCCTGTCACAATATGATACAGTAACGATTTGATACAGTAACAATCTGCTACAGTAACACAATGAGACGTCACATTTTGAGCCGTCACAAGTTGATACGTCACGAATTGTTACACGTCACAAGGTGTTACATATAACATTATGGTACATATAACAAAATGAGACAGTCGTGGATATATACCCACAAAGTCCGTATCATAAAGTTACACCGCACCGCACCGCTTGTATACATACCCTAAACAGCCCGAACGCCTGGAATCGATGTTGGTATCCATTACAGAAAATCTAACGATTAAGGGCTAAAATACGGCTCCGTAAATTGCCCCTTAAAGCCCGTATCTCATTGGTAGGTTAGGTAACGTATGCCTATGTGAGTTTTAGCCGTGAGAGTGAATTTAGGTGGGTTCATGTCGATTTATCAAATAGGTGAATAAAACACTTGACAAACCCTAAAAGACTCCAATTGTTTTTTGGTCTATTGTTAAAATATTACTTGACATTCTCATTTAATGGTTGTTCATACAAAACAATTAAACCAATGTCAAGACATATTTTTTAGTCTATTGAGATTGAGTCTCAAGAGGTGTAAAATGGGTTAGAGAAGAAAAGCCGTAGAATAGCCCTAAAAAGCCGTAAAAAAAGTTTTCTATACCTACTATCAATTCCCTAGAATTGTGCCACCTTGCCCTATTTTAAGCCCATCTCAGCCGTTGCATAGAGTCCATTGTATTAAATTTCGTGTCTTGGGGTTTTTTAGTCTCAATAAGGTAAATTTCAGGTGAAACGTGGTAAAAAGTGGTAAAAATTACCGTCTATATATAAGGTGTCGTAAATAGTTAAGTAGCTTAACTATTTAAGCTATTGACACGGGGCGAAAATTTTAGTAGGTTTCAACGACATATGAATCAACTAACTAACGAACACAAGAAAAGGAGCCAACTCATGGCAAAAAAAACAAGTAAACAAACTCACACCGGCAAAGCCGTAACAACCCATTTGAGACCAAATACAAAAAAAGAAATAGACGGTCTATTTAATGGAATGGAAGCAATTAACGAAGTAAGGGACGGTATGAAAACCATCTTGGAGCGTGACCTATGGAATCGTAAAGATGACGGCACAACTCCAATTACTGACCGATTGAATAAGATTTTCACCGGGAAAGATGACGAGAAAATCCAAGTGGCTAAATTATGGGTAAAAAGGGAGTTGCAGACCGTAATCAAAATGGCATCTCTCCAAGTGGAAGTTTTGGGTGAGAATGTAGACACTCAGAACGTCACAATAAAAAAAGTTACTAAACCTATGGTTGAGAATGTAGACAACCGCTTTGAAGGGAATTTCAATGAAGTTGAAATCGGAACTTTCAAGGTTGTAATCGAGAACAAAAACAAGGTCGATGAAACCCTAGAACAGAAGTTACAAAAATGGATGCGCTCGGTTCAGTTATGGAAAAAAGAGACTGACGAATACGAAACGGAAACGGTGAGAATGTTACTCGATAACATAGACAAAGGGCTTGTAAAATAGTTAAGTAACTTAACTAAAAGCCGGAACGGTTTTTAAAAGGGTTCGATTCCCTTTCCGGCTTCTCAAAAATAGGAAAATAAAAAATGT